GCAGTTCCTTGATTACGAGATTCATAATACATGTTCTTTGCAAGACATGTTGCCTCTTGTAATAAGAATGGTTCTGCATCATCTCTATCTATCGTTGGTAGTAATAGGAGTCCTGCTACTAATATTTCATTTATCATTTTTTTTACCTTTTTATACTATAATTAAAACTCATACTTATTCTATCAGAAAAGTTAAGATTTGTTTCTACATAATGTTCTAAATGAGCAGGAAATAAATGACAAAAATTATCATTTGGATGTTATAAAATCATCACCTTCTAATGTTTTTTTTATTTCTATAAAATGTTGACGGTTATCTCCACCTTCCCAACAATAACCATCTGCTTTACCATCTAATTCTTTTTTTAAATCAATACAGATATCTAAAGTTCTCATTCGTGGCATAAGTTGTTTTATACACCAATGTGCAATTTTGGCTGTAAATTCTCTTTGTTTTTTAGTACCACCAGTTACCTCAATTAGATTACCTCTTTCAATCGTAATCATAATCAGAACCACCTTCACTTAATTCTGTATTATCCAAATCTAAAATTTCTTCTTCCGTCATTTTACTCTCCAACAAAGTAACCAATTAATCCATTTGCCATAATTGCAATACCTACTGCGTTTATAATAATAAGCGCTCTGTCATTCCACATGATTGAAACTATTAACCAACCAATAAGACCTAACATATGCACAAATATATTTAATGGATAGATGTTATTAGAAGTAAGTAACATACCCACTAGTAAAACCATACTTGCAGCCCACTTTATATACCAATCTGTTGTATGTGTTGGTGTTACTTTCTGTAGCACATTCTCATTCATTTTCATTTTAATATATTCTGCGTCTGTCATTATACCCCCACGCTACACAATGTAATTCCACCTAGAATTATTACTACTATTAATATTGCTACTAGTTTACTCATCATGCACTCTCACATTTCCACCAAAGGTCAAGAGGGTCAACCCCCATTTTTTTGGCAATCATTTTAAATTCGTTTTCAAGTAGCTCTTCATTTAAATTAGATTGTCCAGCCATAACTGCTTGATAATCTAAGTAAATTGATTTTGCTATATTTTCTAAACTATTTAATTCATCATTTGTTACCATATTAATTTACCTTTACTTTTAATTTATTTAAAATATCAATAGACTCTTTAAAATTAGTCTTTTCTAATTTTGCAAGAGCATCAACTTCGTTACCTAGTTGAGATTGTAAACCCTCAATAAATTTCATCATCAAACCAAGTTGTTCATTTATATTGTCAACTTTAACATGCAATTCATCTACCTCTTGCATTATATCATCATTATTATAAAAATCACTCATATTATTTTCCTCTCATTAATTATAAATAGTTAGCGCCAGTCCAAGAAACTGAAAAGTTACCTTCTAGGACATTACCTCTTTTACCAGCACCCACCATTGTGTATGCACCGTAACCAGCAGCTTTTAAGATATCACCCTTTTTTAACTTACCACAGGCACTATCTTTTTTTACGACACCACCCCAGATACATTGTTGATTACCTAATGTCTTGTAAATACCAATGTATTTTTGACCATTCTTAATAGTCCAACCGTTCTTGAATTCTTCACACATTCTTTCATTTGTATTTCCATCACAATAATCTGCGTTTGCAGCCTTGATTAAGTTTTTAATACCGTCTTGAATATCTGTAAATTGTTTTGTTACTGTTTTCATATTTGTTTCCTCATCATTGAATATACCTTATTATACAAAAAAAAGAGGGGTCTGTCAACCCCTCTAAAAATCCCTAGTAAAAACAATGACTTACCTCATAATATAATGTACCTCAAAATTGTAAATTAGCGAATCACTAGGGGGCGATTCGCATGGCTGTGATGATGAGGTTGAGAGGTGTGCCATGCGAACCAAACTCTTAATCTATATACTCTGAACCTTGATAGCTCATTTTAATAATAGCGAAAAACATTATAATTATTCCACTAAAAGACATTAGAAATCCTTGCCATAGGGGTATACTTCCCTCTATACCAGCAACTCCTAATACTGTTGTACATAAACCAATAAAAAATATAAACATAATTTAACCTCATTTTTAATTATCGAATCAATATAACTATTGTACAATAAAAAAAGGGGTCTGTCAACCCCTTTTTCTAATTTTCTTTATGAAAATATAAGTACAAACAATACCTAAAATAATTAGATATTCATCAAGTGCATTTTCTCCAATGTCCACACCAAAAGTTGAAATAATGGCAACCACCATTACGGTGAACAACCAAGAGAAAATTGGTATTGTTAAAATGTAAATGATAATGCAGTACCAATCATTGCAGATTGTTGTTTCATATCTTTATCTGCGATAACTTCTACATAAGGACTAAAACTCATGTTGTCATCAAGATTGATTTTTATACCAGCTTGATTTTTGATATCATCAATTTTAGTGTCTTCTTCTTGTCCTTGACCAAATGTCCAACGAGGTTGTACTTTACCCCAAACACTTAGTTTGTCACCTAGACCAATTGCAACTTTACCGATTAAACGATAACGCCAATAGTCGTCAGTTGATTCATTTTCATAATTTCTAAGTTCAATTCTATGTCCTAACGAAAACTTAGTGTTAGATTTAGATACTGAACCATCTTCGTTAGTTGTATCCTCTGGACTCCATTTAATTAGAGTGTGAGTTAATTTGGGACGATACTCTCTTGCACCATCTTCTTCAGCTATTCTAATAGCAGCTGTAACGTCATACCATTTTTTATCAAGTTTGTATGAAGGTTCAACATGCATATAATCAGAACGATAATAAGTTCTTATATCAAGTCCCATATTACCATTTTGTATTGTATAGTTGTGCTCTGATTTAGTCCAATTACTGTCAGCAGCCTCAGCTTCTTTTTCTTTGCACGCCGTAACTAAAAATAATGTTGCTAGAAGTGTTATGAATAATTTCATTTATTTTCTCCCTTATAGAATAAAAATATTCTGTAGTATTTATTGAAAACAAATACTGTAAACAGAATATTCATAAAATCTTAATATATTTTACTTTGTTAAATCCCATTCCGTTGGGTCTTCTGGTGGCATGTCAGTTAGTGGACTATTACCTTGTTGCCAGCGTGTATCATCTGGGTTTGTAGGTCTATACAAGTCTGGGTTTATATCTTCAATAATTCTCCATTGATTAGAATTATCTGGTGTTCTTCCAGTTTGGTCACACCCAGCATATACGATATCTATGTCCTCTGGTCTGTCTTTTTCAAAATCTATTCTTTCATCATAGTATGGCCCTGCTTGAGTCTCAAAAGTCCACCTTAACATATTTTGACATTCTTCTTGACTTGTTTCTTTTATGAAAGGCACACTTTCAAAACTTGTGCAGTTGCCATTAAAACATATGAGTAATATTGCCACATGAAATATTTCAGGCATTTATTCTCCTATTCAGCTATACCACTCGCAGACCGACTTCCTTGTGGATAAACTGGTGGTTCTGGAACTGTAAAATCTTCAGTCCAACCAAATGCTTCTATTACTACAGGCTCTGAAAGACCTTTATATACTTGATGCAATCTTTTATCTTTAGCTGCAATAAGTAGGTCTGCCTCACTTTCGTGTAAACCTTCCAACATCTGTATAAACATTTGTTCTTTCTTAAACTGTGCAGTTCCGTTGTCAGCACCCTTAATGAAGTGCCATAGTTTTCTAGCTTCGTATGCTAGAGTGGAATGTTCTGTTCCTTCTGGAGCATCATTCCTTTTAAATGGAACATTACCTTCTGGTAATACCCATTCAATCTTTGGGTCAAAAGATGCTTTGATTATCATACGCAAAGAATCTGTATTGTGTTCTCTCAGTATGTTTATCTTTTGTCCTTTTGTCTTTGCTTTGTGTACTTTATCAAGTACCTCTGAAAATAATAATGTGTCACCTGCCATTTTAAAAATCTCCTATCGATTCAGTTAATTCTTTTAGTTTATTATCTATAAAATAATTAAGTAGTTTACTTCTATCTCCATGAGGAGCCTCATCTATCTCAGATAAAATCTGTTCTTCTAGTTCTTGTGGTATTTTATCTAAGTTGATTAACTTCTCATTTCTCTGATAGTTTCTCTTGGCTTCATCTGGCATGCTATCCATAGATTCTAACCAAGTTTCTATCTTTTTCTTTCCTAAAGGTCTTTGACGTAATCCCTCTGTAAATGTAATATCTGGTGATAATACATTAGGAACGCCATCGCTTGTATCACCTTTTAGTATGTGTGTTCTTATATAGGTGTCTGGATTATGTCCATTTACATGCTTCTTTAAAATAGGGCTGTACTGTTTTACATTCTTATATTTGTGTAACTGTATGAAATCTTTATCACCAGATACAATCATAACTGGCTCACTCTCTTGTTTGCATAGTGTTCCAATAATATCATCAGCCTCTGCACCGTATACCTCTAGGTATTTGTATGGTAAATACTCTTTGAACTCTGCCTTAATCTTATTCAGAACACCAAAGATATTATCCCAATCCTTTGAATCATTTTCTCTGGCTTTCTTACGATTCATTTTATATTGTGGGAAGTAATCCCTTCTCCAATAGTGTTTGGAGTCATAAGTTAGGATTACTTCACCATACTTTTCCTTGAACATATTTCTATATAAACGAATTGAATTAAGAATCATATGTCTTACCATACCTTCATCAACTGTTTTTTCTTTAGTCATATTCAAATGCATCATTAGACTTGCTAGTGAGATTTGATTCATATCAATTATTATCACTTGTTTTCCTTAGTTGGTGGTTGCCAGTAGGCATTAAAACTCATAGACCTTCTTTCCCCATCACAATAAAATGGATAGACACTATGTTTTAACCATGAAGGAAATACTAATATCATTCCTACTTCTGGTTTTACCATTAGAGTATCACTTCTCATATCTTGAGCTTCTCCATATGCAAACTCAATCAATCCACTTGCTGGATAATGGTCTTTTGTTTCCTCTACAAAATGGTTTTCCATACCATCTGGTATCTTTAAATATATCACACCAGAAAAATGACCACTATGTTTGTGCCATGGGTTGTATTCATTTTTATATTGACTTACAATCCAACTTTGAGTAATATTAATATTTTCCTCTTTTGGTATTGCACCATTAGTCATTTTATTCCATTCGTATGACCTACCCCATTCTTGCATTTGTTTTAAATATTCTTGACAATATTTTCTTAAAACCATTAAAGCGTATTGGGAATCTTCTTTATTATACATTGGTATTGCAACTTCTTTACTTACTTTACCAACAAGACTCTCTGAAAAATCCCACTTCTTAGATAAACCATCATCTGCTAAAACAGCATCACCAGCTTTATTAATGATATCAATAAACTTTTGTGGTACTTTTGATTCTAATATTGTAGGACTAAAAGTTTGTTTCCAACTCAATTCGATACGTTCTTCACCAGCATTTGTTGCACTACCTTGAACATGACTTGCTTTATTCCCTTTACCGTCCATATCAGAATTCATTACAGCTCTGTTGAATTTTTTTCTTCCTCTAAATGGTGATTTATTTTTTGCCATTATCTTTCCCTAACATTTCAAATAATTCTTTTTCGGTAAAATGATATAGTTGACCTTTTGTTCCTACCATTATTTTGTCTATAACAGATTGAATTGGGTGTTTAAGTCCTATATCTCTAAATATTATACTTTTACAACATTCACTTATAAATCCAATATCACGAATGAATTTATGGTCTTTTAAATCAAAACCATTTTCACCCATTGTGTGAATTAGTTGTACCATAAGATGCTCTGTTAAATCATCTGCAAATAGTAAATCTTCTTGTAGTTGATTTTGTAATGGGTCTTTTGGAGTTTTTACTTTCTTTTTAGATTGTTTTTTCCAAGGCCCCTTTATTACTGTTCCTTTGGTGCTATCGTCTTCCATTTTATCCTCATGTGTTCGTCTTTACCATAATAATCATTACACCAATCTCCATGTTGAATATAATGATTCATGTGTCTTATATATCCTTCAACACTTGCTAGTCTAGCAATAGAACCTTTGACATTCCTTCTAACCTCTGCACGAAGTGGTGATGCTTTTTCTCTATTGTGTTTTATCCATTCTCTTACTTTTTTATATGAAAGAAAATGGTCGTCAGGCAATGCGATAACATCTGGGGATACATTTTTATATTGTATTGGCCCTTTTGCTTCTCTCGCTTTTGCAAGTCTTTCTGCAGCTGCTTTCTTTTGTTCTTCTGTCATGGGTTTACGTTTTTTAGGACGTTTTGATTTACCCTCTTTCCATTCAGCCATCAGTAACCTCTTTGTTCTATTTGTTTATCTCTATTCTTTAACCACCGTCTTCTACCAGCAGCCTTTGCAAGTCTTTTCTTTTCACTTCTAGTTTGAAATGAAGTTCGTTCTCTCATTTCATTAAAGATGCCTTCTGTCTGCATACGTTTTTTTAATATTCTTAATGCCTTTGTGATATCATTACCACGAACTTCTACCTTCAACCCTTGTTTTGGTCTTTCCTCTTTGGAATACTTTTTACGAAAGGGTTTTTTGTAATTGTTATTTTGTTTATTATATTTCAAACTAATATATCTCCTTTAATTGCCATTCATTATTTATTTTACACGCAGTACCACGCATTTGTTTCAATTCATCATTTACTTGTACAGATGTTACAAACTCTCTACACTCACCCTCAGTCGTAAGAGGCATTGCATTTACAGCAATGTTTTTATGTGGGTGTTTCCAAGTAGATGATTGAAAATTACTGTTACTAGTTAAAGATTGTGAAAGTAACATAGTAGCATACATTTGGTCAATCTTATCAAATGTATCTCCAACACTATGTCCAATTACTAATCCAGCAACTGCAGCTGCACTTATAAGTAGTGGGTCACCACTACTATGTGTTGCAAGTATTCCAGCAACAATACCTAAACCACCACCTATTTTTGCTTTTGTTATTGGTGAATCATCTGCCCAAACACCACGAGCTGGTTGATAATAATCTTTAGATGTACAACCAGTTATAGGATTACAGCCATTGTCTGCAATCCCACTTGGTAGACCACTCATAATACAACCACTTAATGATATAGATAATACTACACTAGTTAGTAGAGTTTTCATTCTCACCTGCTGAGTTAGAGTTTATAACACTTTCAATGTTTGCTATTGATTGTGCTTGTTCTTCATCTAGTCTTGATTGAACTTCTTGTTCTAGTTCTTCCCAAGCTTGTGTTGAACGAATTCTAGAATATACCATTCTATCTTTTCTCAATCTATTCATCATAATCTTAGTTGCTTCCAAATCAGAATACTCTAACAATACAAATGCACGATACTGTGTACCAGCTGGTAACACTTCAAGATTTAATTGTTTGTACCCAGCAACATCAACAGTTGCAATTACATTTTTAGTAACTGTTTCTATTTCTGTTAACACACTTGTATCAACGTCAGATTGTCCAATCTTTGCAACAAATGATTTTGTCATAGAATCTAACTTACCATTAATACGGTCTGCAAGAACTGTCTTTGCATTAAGTGTTGCAACATCTATTGCAAGTTGTATATCTGGTGCAGTTGCAGTACCAGCAGAATAGATATTCTTATCATGCTCTGGTAATTCTCTGAACCAATCTGGAACAATACTTACAGTTTGTTCTACTTGTTGAGTTTTATACTCAACTGTATCATTTTCTAGGATTGGTGCATCTTTATTAGTACATGCTCCTAAACCTAATATAAGTGCTGACGCACCTACTACTCCATATTTTATCATTATTTAATCTCCTCAATTTTTTCAATAACAATTTCTTTTGCACCAGAGTCTATGAAAGTATTTTTCATAACATCTCCAGCGTTCATACTACAGGCCATATAACCTACAATAATTCCAAAAATAAATTTAAACATAATTATTCACAAGTCTCCATTCTCACTCTTTGTTCGCCTATTACAGGCATTAAAACATTCATATAAATTACTTTACATGAATTCTTTACTGTTGTCAAGTCACAATTCAAGTTTTTTTTACCGTCCATAGTTTCTGGTAAAACTCTATTCATTATTTTTCTTTTTGCACGAGTTTCTGCTTGACGACAAGCATTGTCTTCTGACATATCAGGCCCAAAAACATACTCTGCATTTGCGATATGCCATTGGCCATCTATTCTTGATTGAAGTGTAATACGACACTTTCGAGTATCGTCTACATAAGGAAAGACTTTTTTAGATTCTATCTTGGTAGATTCTATATGTCCTACATATGAAAAGTTATCATCACTTTTATAAGTACATTGTTGACTATATGCTTGAAATGTAAGACTACTAATTAATGTGGTGTATAAACCAATTTTACGGTAATTCAAATAACCCTCTGATAAATCTTTTCGCCATTTTTAATAATATATTTAACCATACCACCCCTTTCGAGTCGGTCTAGTGTATCACTTGCAATTTGTTCTATCAAGCTATTTTTTTGCATGGTTCTACCAATCTTCCACGCAAAATATATTGCCAGTCCAGCAACTATTGTATGTGTATATGCGTCCATGTAAACCTCTTTCTCTTTTATCTATGTACCATAGTAACAAATATTTAGGGTGTTGTCAAGACATAAATTCATCTAGTGTATTTATTTGTGATGATTGATATGCTTTCTTCCAAGATATTCTTGCGGCTATCTTTTCCATACCTTTCCATTCACCAGAACCAGTTTCTACTTTTTCATATAATTGCACAAACCCTTTGTGATACTCTGCAAGTTTTTTCATACAGTCATTATGAACTTCTATTGTTCTATATTCTGCACAACCACCTTTGGCTTGGGTTGAAATTTGTCCAACTCTATATTTTAAAGAAAGTCTGTTTTGATACCCAAGACGAAGTAGTTGTAAACAACAATCAAAATCTTGACTGCAAACTAAACGACTCCAGTCTATTTCATCTATAGGTATTTTAGAACCATCATAAAAAACATTCATACATATTCTACTATTTACTTTATATAATTTATCTCTAGTTGGTGGATTCCATACTGCGTCTAAACCACAATGTGAATATCCCTCATCAAACCAATGACAGATAATTTTTTCTAAATCATCAAAATTTTTATCTGTCATTGGAATATTAGATGCCCCTTGTTCGTCTACACTTCGTGTTCTAGTAAACGAAAGGTCATCATCAAGTATCGCAAATCTCTTATTAGTATTTTGTCTAATAATCCATTCTTTTGTTGGACTCAAACTACGAATAGAATCAGGCAAAACCACAAGATTATATTTTTCTGGATACTTGTCAACCTCGTGATTTTGCACAACCAAAGAAGTTCGTTCTCTCCAAGACGGAGATAAATTTTCCCAAGTTCTTTGATTATTAATTCTATTTAATGTAGTAATGAAAAAATGGTCAATCATGCCATATATAGTTCCTTATATTGTATAGCATTCATTTCGCCCATAGCAGTATTGTGTTTTTTCCTCACTACAACAAGATTTTCTTCTGTAGTCTTTCCACCTAAAGAATGAGCATTAATATGAGAACCAACTGCATCATTCATTGATAATGGCTCTTCATAAATCCAACAAAAATACTTTTGTCTGGACAATGTTGTTTCAATAAGTTCTCTAGGAAAGAATCGTTTCTTATCTTTAACAATAATTAAATAAAGAATATTAATTTTCTCTTGGACTAAAGCTTTCTTCAATCAGTCCAAACCTATGTTTATTTTTTTCTCATTTCCATGTTCCCAAAGATATCCCATGAAAGCATCAGCAATACGGCGTTCACCTTTACTGTCTTGGATAGAATTTCGAGCAAAACCTTTTGGAGAATTAGCATTAAAAATATCGTATGCATTTTTAAATTCTAACCAGAACTTAGGAACACGAATAGAGAAATTACCATATTCTTCCATTAGAACTTTTATGAAACGATACAAAGCAACAAATTCACGCTCTGTAAGACCAGTCTTCAAGTGTGTTTTACGAACTTGTGTACATTCAAACATATAGTCCAAAACATTTTCAATTTTCTTCTTTAGTGTAGAAAGTTCTTTTTCAGACCATTCTTTCTCATATAACTCTTGAATTTGTTCATCTGTAGTAGTCCATGTTTCATCAAAACGACTTACAGCTAATCTAGATACAATATGCATCTGGCGTAAGCGATGGTTATCAAACTGAAGGTAATCAGATATCACCTTTTTCTTATCAGAACTCAAGTGCCAATCAAAAATCCTATGAGCATTGTTACCCATAACCAAATCACGAATCATGTTTGCAAAGGGTAAATCTCCGTAAGAATTCATCTGTTCAATAAAATTAACATCAGTTGTAGTATTGGTAACACGAAACTGTTTTCCAATATCAAATTTACTGATATCAGAATATATCACAAATCGTAATACATATCCAAAAAAGTATTCTTTTTCTTCATCTGTCAGTTGACTAAAGTATTTTTGTCCAATTACTGAAGTAGCGTGTGTAGGGAATTCTCACCTAAAAAAAGCAACAATTGACCTTTTTCTATGACCACCATCAATCGACTCATACTTAAATTGCGTTTTTCTATTAGAAATA